AGTCCCGTGAACTTGAAAATGAGACCCTCTACGGCGTTCACGGCCTTCGATATGTCCCTGTAGAGGCCCTGTCCGAAGGCGATGGCCGACTTGGCGGCGAAGATCCCCATGGCGGCAACGAGCGTGCCGCCGATCGCCAGTCCCAGCGCTTCTGCGACCACCTTGTGCTTCTCGAACCACATGACGGCGTCTGCGGTCCAGTGGATGACGTCTTCGAGCTTCGGGATGAGCAGCTCGCCGAACTTGATCGCGAGAGCGTCGATGGCGGCCTTCGCCTGGTCCATCTGGAAGTTGAGGTCCTTCTGGACGTCACCGAACCCGTGGACCTGTGTGCCGCCCTCTTTGGCCGCCGTGGCGACCGAGTGGACGTTGGCGGCGAAGGTCTTGGCGTTGTCGCCACCGAGCAGTAAGGAGACCTTGAGGCCGGTGAGACCGCCCGTCATGGTCTTCATCGCCGAGTCGAAGGTCTGCTTCATGCCCGTGGCGCTCGTGGCCTGAGCCTCGAAGTTGGTGACCATCTTCGCCTGCTCGGGGTTGAGCCCCTTGAGCGCGGTGGTGAGCTGATCCGTCGTGATGGAGCCGCCGAGGATCCGCTCGGAGAGCGCCTTCGCCGCAGGTGACATCGAGGCGAACCCGGTCGCCATGACCGAGCCGCCCTTGGTGTTTCGGAGGATCGCACCGGTCAGCTCGTCGAGCGTGCCGGTGATTCCCTGCTTGCCGAGGTCATTCGCGACCTGGTTGGCCGACAACCCGAGCCGCTTCATCTCTGCCGAGGCCGTCGCTGACGGCGAGACCATCGCCGTCAGCATGTTGGCGAGGTTCATCGACGCACGCCGGGCGGTCATGCCCTGCATGGTCATGGTGGCGAGAGCGCCGCCGACCTGGGCGAAGCTCAGGTGGACCGACGCGGCGATCGGGAGGACGTTCGAGATAGACGTCGCCAGGTCCTGCATGTGCATCTTGCCTGCGGCGACGGTGGCGACGAGCTCGTTCGTAACGGTGACGGCGGCCGAAGCGGGCAGGTGGTACGAGTTGAGGGCCGAGGTCAGGACGTTCGCGACGTCCGACATCTGAGCCGTGCCGACCTTGGCGCCCTCTGCGGTGGCCTCCAGCACCGTCAGGCCGGCGGCCCCGTGGAAGCCCGCCGACTCGATCATGTACATGCCCTTGGCGAGCTCGCCCGCGCTCGTGCCGACCGACCCGGCCATGTTCAAGATGCCCGACGACACCATGGCGAGGTTCTTCTGGGACTCGCCTGCGCCGGTGACGAGCTGGGTCATCGACTCCTGGAAGTCGCTGGCCGCCTTCACGGAAGCCGCACCGAACACGGCGATACCGGCGACACCGGCCGTCATGGCGATGCCGCCGATGGAGGACATGGCTTGCGAGAAGCCCTTGCCCTTCGTCTCGGCCTCGTCGATGTTCTCGCCCATCTTCGTGACGGACCCCGAGAACGGGATGCCCCAGTTCGACAGCGACTCACCGGCCGACTTGAAGGTGTTCGACAGCTTGGAAGCGAACGTGGAGGACTTGCCCGACAGATCCTCGTGAGCCTTGGCGAGATCCTCGTCGGCCTTGGTGCCGACCGACGCCATGTTCGACAGGTCTTCGCCGACGTCCTCGGCGTCCGAGCGGGTCTTAGAAGCGAGCGCTCCCGACGAGTCCATCGCCGCGTCCTGCTCACCGGCCATGCGCGCCGATGCCGCAGCGGTCTTGTCGGCTCCTAGCTCTTCTGCGTCGACCTGGCCGCCTATGGCAGCGCGGACACGTGCAGCGGATTCCTCTGCGGAGTCGGCTGCGGCGTTCAGCTCGGCCGTGAACTCGTGCATCGACGCCATGAAGGCGGCGATGTCCATCTCGAGCGTGCCGACTACCGGGGGGAGCTCGCCTGCCATGTCACCCCCTCAGGGCCGCCTCGAAGATCCTCGTAGCGAGATCGGACAGCTCCGGGATCGACCGCTCCATGCCGGGCTTAAGCGACGGGAAGGCGGGCTGGTGGTAATGGCGGCCGAGGCTGTCGATGCCGAGCGAGCCGCCCTTGCCGAAGCCGAGCTCGATCCGTCTGCCGTACTTCGTGGTGGGCGCCACACGTGAGCGCCAGACGCCCGGACCGACGGGTTGTACGTCGATTATCCGCACCGACCGTGCGAGGGTGCCTGTGATGACGTTCGGCCCCGGGCGGTGACCCATCTCTGCGACGGTGTTCTTCTGGACGACGAAGGCGCCCTTGGTCACGATCTCCCTGGCGCCGTCGTTGGCGCGCGCCACCATGCGGTCTGCCGCCGCGCGCATCTCGGCGAACCCCGTGAAGTGGAACACGACGTCAGCGCCCATCACAGCCCCGCTTGTTTGGCTCGGACCTGAGCGTCCATGTCACGGAAGGCGGCAACGCGGTCGATCCATCGCCCGGGCTCATTGAGCGCCTGTTCCCTCGGCATGGGAATAGCCGTCAAGAACTTGTAGAGGTTGTAATCCTCTACGAACTCGCGCTCGATGTCGCTGGCGTCTCTGCCTCCGACTGTTGCGACGCTGGTGCCCTCTCTTCGCCGTCGGATGGCGAGGAGGGCACGGGAGGGCTGTTGCGGTCTAAGAGGGCGCCCGGAGACTCGTCATCAAGCTTCTCGGCTCCGTCACCTTTGCCGAACGTCTCGGCCGCGAGCGCGTCCCAGATCGGCCCCGGCAGATCCTGCACGGTGTCCATCGTGAGCGGCAGCGCGAGGCCGAGCGACCAGGTAGACACGTACGCGACGATCGACGCGCACTTCATGTCGTTCAGGCCCTCCAGCTCGTCGGGGTCGAGGTGCTGGTAGATGTCGCCGCCGGCTTGGTCGGCGTCGTCGACGGACGCTGTCCCGTTACCGTTCGTGGCTTTCGCTGCCTCGCGGATCAGCTTGAGCTTCTCTATGAGCCGGGCGCCCGCAGGAAACGAGCGCCGGATGATGCGCCGTTGGCGCTCGGTCAGGTCGGCAGGGTCGCGGATCTCCGCCCAGCCGCCGTCAGGTAGGTCGATCTTCCTGCTCATCTGTCTCCTCGTCTAGTAAATGGCTGCTTGTCCGTTTGTGATCACGGTGGTGATCGGTGCGAAGTGGTGCGTGACGGTGGTGTCCGTCGTGTTGGCCTCTGCGGAGAAGTCGAACTCGATCTTCCCGTAGGTGGCATCCCGGGTGATCTTCGGGTTCATCAGCTGGCATTGGCTCATCTGGAGCAGGCACGTGTGGCCCGACACCGGCTCGGTGAAGGTGAAGGTGACGGGGGTGATGACCCGCGTGGTGCCGGCCGTGATGATCGTGGCGCCCGCGAGCGGGTCAGCGGTGTTCTCGTAGACGGCGCTGCACTTGCCGGACGCCTCTAGCGGCCCGGCCCAGTTGCGGTAGCTCGACTGCTGGCCGAGCGTGAAGATCGGCTCGGTGGACCGCTTCAGGTCGATCGAGCCGTCGATGACGACGGAGGACGGCGAGCCACCGAAGGAGACGGCGCAGTTCCACGCAGGCACGAAGACCTCTGAGGACCACAGGTCCGTCGGAGCGGTGACCGTCGTGAGGGCGTTCGTTATGAACTTGCCGGACACCGACAACTCGGCGTCGACGGCGAACGACAGCGACAGCGTGTCCATCTGCCCGTCCACGAGCCTGCGCGCGGTCGTGGTGCCCGCCATGCCCGCGTCGAAGTCGTTCAGCGTGTAGCTGGGCGGCTGTGAGCCGACGGCGATCGAGTCGAGCATCCCGAAGGTGTGCACGTACGGCCCGGAGCCGGTGACGACGTCTGTGCCGCCGAGCATCGCCATCAGGAAGTTCGGCAGGGTGTCTAGGAACGCGGCGCCCTTGAAGTCGTAGGAGTCGTTTCTGACGCCCGCCTGGTGGCTGTAGACCGTGGCAGGCGAACCGCGCCAGCCCTTGTCCTCCAACCACTTCACGTTCGGCGTCCAGACCGGCTGCTCGATCGGAATGAACGTCGTGGCTGTGGTGCCGGTTCCACGGGTGGCTTCCTTGCCGATCCCGAAGAAGGACGACGCTGACATGTAAGGCATGGCTGGGCCTCCTCGGGCCTGAAAGGACTACGACAAAGCCGATGCCGCCGACATCGGGGAGATCAGGTGGATGGTTGCTCGGGTTCGGTTAGGCGCGTGACCGACGTGGTGCCGTCTGTGGGGACCGTGGCGTCTACCGGCACCGGGACGCTCCGAAGCGGGGCCGCAGGCGAGAAGTTCTCCGCGGGCTCGGCTTCCGTCCCCTCACGCTCTGCGATCTCGGCCGCGACCTTCTCGTCGTGGGCCTTGATCGCCACGAGCTGCTCCTGGTCGCACTCGGGGACGTCGCGGTAAGGGTCAGGTGTTTCAGACATTGGGGCTCCTTTAGTGAACGACGACTACGCCGAGGATGACCAACACGATCAGCACCACGAGCAGCACGAGCCAGATCGACTGACCCTTCACGCTCAACCGCTCACCGACAGCGTGAGACCCGAAGCTGCACCGGCGGTAACGGTCACCTGAACCGGTGCCGGGTCCGTGAACGCCACGCCAGCCGAGTCGAGGACGGGGTTGCCGGCCGAGTCCACCAGCGGAGCAACCGACAGGTTGGCGGTGCCTACGGCTACTTCGGTGAGGGCGTAGGTGAACTGGCCGGGGGTCGTGCCCGCCACGCCTGCGGCGACAGTTTCGACGGTCGTGGTGTCCGAGGTGACCACCGGGACGATCGGAGTGCCGGCTGTGGGATCGTTGGGTCCGGCAGTCGGGTCGCCGTGGTCGTCGGTGAACTGGACGGTCGCGAGACCATCGGTGGCGTCAACACTGAGGCTGTTAGGCATCGTTCCTCCTGAAATAGTGAGAGTGAGCGCGGTTGCGCCCGTGGATTGTTCGGACTTGAGCAGCTTGTAAACCTTGTCGAGCTTGTCGTCGATGCGTACGAGAACCGCGAGAATGCTGTCAGCGATCATGTGACCAGTACCTCGCAGACGGTGATGTCGACCTGGCTATACATGACCGTCGTCTCCAGGTCGATCGGCACAGGGATGAGCGAGGTGACCCGCAGGTCTTCCCCGCCACGCTGACCGCCCTCACCGGCCTGGAAGACCGCACCGACCGGCACGTAGCCGGTCGTCCCGGGCGCCGTGCCGAGGTTCCGGTCGGCCTGTATCCACGCCGTGAGGCCGTCGATGAACGTGTCGTTGTCGGCCGACGCCTCTTCTGTCTTCGGCTTGGTCGACTTCAGGTAGCACCGCATCTCGAACGCATAGGAGCGGAACTTGCGGCCCGAGTGGGTGCCGCCTTCTGCGATGCGGGCCTCGGAGTGGCCGTCGATGTGGAGGTAGATGACGACGCCGGTGCCGATGCCTGCGATGTAGGCGGAATACATCTCGGGCTCGGGTGTGAACTTCGGGAAGTGCGGAAAGACGGTCGACAGGTACGGGATCGACTGCTCGGAGACGCCCTTTTGCAGATACGTCGCCAGAGCGGCGCGCATGGTGGCCCTCGGCACGGCTAGTAGACGACTCTGAAGGGCCTGAGCCAGCCGTGGGCCTTTTCGAGCTCGCCCTTGCCGTCTGCGAGGTCGTCCTTCACCTGTTCGATGCCGCCCGACTGGGTGAGCTGGAGACCGCCCGATCCCCTCGCCTTTATGAGCGAGCCTGCGATCTTGATGCACGCACGCTTGACCGTGCGCGGGAGCGCCGTGACACTCACGCCGGTCGAGTGTGCGTACTGGAGCGCCGACGTGAGGGGCACCGGGTTCGACCCGTTCCACCCGGCGGCGACGGTGATCGCCTCGTCGGACGGGATGTCGTAGATGTTGAGCGGTGTGCCCGGGTAGATGCCGTCAATATTGATGAGGTTGATCGAGCTGGCGCCGGCGGTGGCGTCGGCCGACAGAAGCGTGTTCGGCCAGCCGTTCGTGTACGTCCACTGGGCGAACTGCTCGTAGCCGGGAAGCCCCGGGCCGCCGAACTGCAGCGGGCCGTAGTTCGTGACCGACGGCAGAGCGTTATAGCTCGAGGTGACGACGAAGCCCTGCTCTTCCGGCCAGCAGTTGGCGGTAGAGAGCGGGATCGACTGCAACTGAGCAGGCGTCGGACCGACAGAAAACGAGCTGACGGCGAGCACCGGCCAGA